ATAACAGCTATAGGAACGCTGATTATTTGGGGCGTGTCAGTAGAAGTTAGATTTGCAGCACAGCAAACGACATTACAATATAATAAGGAAGCAACAGCTAATATACTACAATATCTTCGCTCTATGGATAAGCAATTAACGGATGCTACAGCCGAATTGCAATATATGCGTGGTATTCTGGAACGTAATAGGCAGCATGATGGGTAATCTAGGCACCCAAGGATTTACTAAAATGATAGCATTGTGCGCAGGCCATTATCCACGCTCGCCCGGCGCGTGCTGGGAAGGACGATGCGAACACCAGGAAGCCGCTGAATGGATCGCGCAGATTGCGCTACACCTGGGGCCGAAGCGCTGTGTTGTGGTACCAACGGGTCGTTTGCAGGATAAGGTAAAGGCAATCAACGGACAGGGCTATGTAATTGCTGTTGACCTACACTTCAATTCTGATCCAAATCATGCCGGGAAGGGCTGCGAGACACTCTACTGCCCAGGCAGCAAACACGGCAGACGCGCTGCTGAGATCGTGCACGCCCACATGGCTAAACTTATCCAGCCCGATCGCGGCGTGAAACCCGGCTGGTATCGCATGGACCCGATGCAGGGACCGGATTATTTCCTGAAATACACCGATTGCGTCAGTCTGATCCTTGAGCCTGAATTCATTCACAACAGTGAAAAGATCGACGCGGTGCGCAAAGACGCCTGTGAAGCGATTGCGGACGGGTTGCTGGAATATCATGAACTGTATTTTGGGAGATCATTTGATGGGTAGGGATAGGGATTCGATTCTCTGCCATGTGAAAATCATACAACGCGAATTGAGCGAGATTGGCACGATATGCCTGAAGCTGGAGGCGCGGATCGATGTACTGGAAGCACAGCTTGAAGTCTTGCACGAGATAATGAAGAGGAGAAAAGAGGATGTTTGAACTACTGATGATTCCATTGATGAGTCTGTATCTGATCGCAATAACGTGGCTGTTTTATCTCGCACTGATGAACCTGCGGATCAACAAGGATAAGCTGACACTGCCGGCTAAGGTGTTAGCCTATCCGATGCTGTGGATTGGCCTGATGCTCGACATTACACTAAACATGATTGTCGGCACGCTGGCATTTGCCTCAGTGCCGAAAGAATGGCTATTCACGACCCGCTGCGAACGATACCTGAAATTGAAAACATGGCGCGGGGGACTTGCAAGATGGTTCTGCCGGAACTTCCTGGACCCTTTTGCCAAAAACGGAAAACACTGCGGGGGCTAAACTATGTGGCAAGCATTGATACCAGCAATCAGTGGCATCCTGGAAAAAGTTTTACCGGATCCGAAAGCCGCGACTGACGCAAAACTGAAAATGATGGAGCTGGCTCAGAAAGGCGAGCTTGCCTATCTGGATGCGGACCTGAAACTGGCTCTGGGGCAGATCGAGGTAAATGCGGTAGAAGCGGCCAGCCCGAACCTGTTTGTGTCAGGCTGGCGACCTGGCGCGGGCTGGGTATGTGTGTTGGGGCTGATCTATACGTTTCTGGCCCAGCCGCTTATTGCATGGTACGCAAACATTAAGGGCTGGCCAACCCCCCCTACTTTGGACACAGATATTTTGATGGTGTTGCTTACCGGGATGCTGGGCCTTGGCGGATATCGCACATTTGAAAAATCAAAGGGAGTTGCGCGTTAGTTTCCATAAGGAATTGAACCGGAAAAAAGAGGTGTTTATGTTGCGTGATACAGCTATACTTTTATTAATGCAAAGATCAGGAAATCTTCAAGATCCGGCTATTCGTGATTTAATGATAGCTGAAATGGATTTTGTACAGACAATAGAATTAGAACTAGGGTTGAATCTTCCTTGGTTCTTATTGAGTGAAACATCTAGTATAACGACAATAAGCGGGGAAGCGCGACTTCCAAACCCAACGGATTTTCTGCGGGAATATGATGACGGAGCTTTGTGGGTGTATGATGTATCACAGAGCAATCCTTGGGGGAAACTCACCAAGGATAGTTATGAGGCTTTAATAGCACGTAATTTAGGTAGTGGTCGTCCGCGTTTCTATTCTTTAGTAGGGGAGAACTTTATTCTTTTTCCTACCCCTGATACCGCTTATACGGTGAAGATGAAATATTATAAGAAAGGTGTAAGTATTGCAGGCAATTATGGGGGAACGGGAAATGTGGAAAATGTCTGGTTAAAATATGCCCCTGATTTACTGATAGCTAAGACGGGAGTAATTTATGCTGGGCAATACGATCAAAGCCCCGAACGAGGTCAATTTTTTCAAGCACAAGCACAAGTGGCTTTGAAGCGTGTAATAGATGAAACTACAGCAAGGGAAAATGCAAATGTAGAGCAAACGATGGGAGATTAATTATGGCTTTAGAAGATTTAGTGGGAGATAGGTACATAAATGCCTTGTTGGAATCTAATCCAGTAGGGGCTACTGATGCTAAAAGTTTTTTGGATGAGCACCTTCGGGGTGTGAAGAATGTACTAAAAAAGACGTTTCCCGGCATTATAGGTCCAGTTACAGCAACACAAAGTGAGCTAAATAATGGATATGCGGCTTATCCTTCTGGAACAAAATCTTTTTTTATACAAGCGGCTGCGCCGTCAGGTTGGACACAAGATGTAACTTATAATGATATGATGCTGCGTGTTGTTAATACAGCCGGTGGTGGGCTAGGGGGAAGCTGGACAATAAGCGGGGCTACCGTTGGTTCTACAGTAGTGGCGCAAGCGCAACTTCCAACGCATGCTCATACCGGGGCCTTCTCCGGAGGAACACATGAACACACTTTTCCGGTAGGTGTTAGTGGTGCTTATACAGGTACAATGCCTGATGAGACTACTGCTAATGATAGTGTCACTTGGACAGAAACAACAAGTACAACAGGGGCGCATCTGCATACTTTCACAACAGGCGGTACAGGGGGAGGTACAGGGCATACGCACAGTCTTACAATGGGGGCTCTTTGGCGGCCTTCATATGTGGATGTTATTTGTTGCATACGCGTATAGGGAGAGAGGCTTATGGCTTTAGAAGATTTAACCGGGGATAAGTACATAGATGCGCTGGTTAGTGCTAATCCAGTAGGGACTACTGATAGCATAGCTACTGTGGATAATCATATTCGGGGCATAAAGAATGTACTAAAGAAGACATTTCCTAACCTTACAGGTCCAGTTACAGTAACAGCAAGTGAGCTAAATGAAAGTTATAAAAGTATTCCAGCGGGAACAAAGGCAACTTTTGCCCAAGCGGCTGCGCCTTCGGGCTGGACCCAAGATACTTTTCCTAATGATAAGATGTTACGTGTTGTGAGTACTGCGGGGGGAACTACTGGAGGTGCTTGGGGCATTTCTGGCTTTGTTTTAGCTAATTCTATTCTAACCCAGGCTCAGTTACCTTCACATTCACATACGGTTACGACTAGCACAGATGGGAGTCATACGCATACCTTTCCTCTATTTACTGCCTTCGATGGTTTTAGTACGGGTTTTAGTATGGGTTTTTTCATGGTATTTAATTCATCCGCAACAGCAACAAATGTAACAACTCAAAATGGTTCCCATGTGCATACATACACTACAAGTAATATAGGTAATGGGCAGGCTCATGGTCACACATTAACTTTTGATGGGGCGTGGCGGCCTTCCTATCTTGATACTATAATTTGCATTCGCGCGTAGGGAGGGCTTATGCCACTAGAAGATTTAATCGGAGATAAATACATAGATGCCTTGGTTAGCGATAACCCGGTAGGGACTACTGACACATTAAGCACTGTGGATGAGCATCTTCGGGGCATAAAGAATGTACTGAAGAAGACGTTTCCTAACCTTACAGGTATTGTGCTAGCAACACAAAATGAATTAAACAATGGATATCGTGGAATTGCTCAGAATACAAAAACATTTTTCTACCAGGCATCTGCCCCTTCAGGCTGGACACAGACTACTACGCTAAATGATAAAATGATACGCCTTGTTTCCAGCGTTGGTGCAGGTATTGGGGGAGCTTGGGCGATAACCGGGCATAATTTGGCAGCTACAGTTCTTAGTGCAGCACAAATGCCTAGCCATCAACATACAGGTACGACAACAACTGATGGGGCGCATACACATACAGTATCTAGTTATGCATATACTGGTCCTTATGTTAGAATGAGGGGGGCATTCTTTGCACAGACTCTTTCTAATATGACTGTAGATGCAGCGGGGGCACACTCACATACATCGACGACGAGTAGCATTGGAAATAATCAGGGGCATTCCCATACACTCACGCATGATGGAAACTGGCGACCCGCTTATATTGATATAATTGCCTGCACAAAAAATTGAGGTTTTTATGGCTTACAAAAATGCTTGGAATTGTAAGAGGTGTCCGCGAACAAATACAGATCTAGGGTGTCCAGCTTGGACGGAACTTTTAGAGACTAATATCGCAACGCAAGAAGAACGGATTACAAAAGATTGTCTGTTTATCCTTCTTCCTCGCTTGATGGTAGAGGTGATAAAGGTATCTAATAGGCCTGCAGCGGAAATAAGTGCTATGCGTTGTGAGGTAGGAAAAGGTTTTGTACAGATTGCTTCTGTGCTACGGGAATTGCCCATGCTGGAGAAATTAAATGGCTGAGGTATCTATAGAAAATATAGGGAAGATAGGATTAATTCAGGATAGATTACCGCAGGATTTACCCCCGGAGGCTTGGAGTTATGCGCGGAATATACGTTTTACTGGGAGTGCGGCACAGAAATTCAAAGGCTATGTAAGTGTCTTTTCGGGTATCGTTGTACAGCCTCTGCATATCCTACCCTGGGTAACGGATGTTACAGCTTATTGGATGTATATGAGTGGTGCTCGCATTTACACTGTTACGGGAAGTACACACGCTAACATTACTAGATATGTAACAATTCCGGGGGATAATGATTATAGCGGAAATGCTGATACCATCTGGAGTGGTGGTGTGTTTGGCAGTGTTCCTGTATTAAACAATAATACAACACTTGATCCGCCTCAGCAGTGGGATAATTCACTAGGGCGAATGAAGGATCTAGCGAATTGGCCGGCAAATACATATGCCGCAACGATAGGATTTTTTAAGAATTTTATCCTGGCGATGAATGTTACAGAGGGGGGAACGGCCTACCCACAAGTTATCCGTTGGTCACATCCAGCGGACCCTGGGACTGTACCTTCTAGCTGGGATTATACACTTCCAACGACAGATGCTGGGCGGGTCACGCTATCAGAAACAGGTGGTGCTGTTCTTGCCGCAAAAGTGCTCGGGGACATTAATGTTATTTATAAGGAAGATGCAGTTATTGGGATGCAGTATGTGGGGGGCCAGAATATCTTTCGTTTCTGGACAATGTTTAGTGATTTTGGCCTTTTTAATTCCAGATGTGCTACTGAATTTTACCGAAAGCATTTTCTTATAACGGAAAGGGATGTACTTGTACATAATGGGCAAACGGCGGAATCTATTATTGATGATAAAAATAGAGATTATCTTTTTAGAAATATTGATGCTGCTAAAAAGAATCATGTTTTTGTTGCTGCCAATCGGAGGGAAAGTGAAATCTGGATTTGTTTCCCTAATCTGACTGCATCTGATGTATTTGCCAATGAAGCACTTGTCTGGAATTGGGTAGATAATACGTGGGGGCATAGGGATATTCCAAATATTTCTGTAGCAGAGTTTGGTGTTGTTACTCCCATAGCGTCTAGCCAATTAATAGATAATTATACAAATACTTTTGACAGCTATACAGATGCTATAGATATTACGACCTATAGTGCTGTTAACCGAAGGATGCTGATGGCTAGTGGGGTAAACAATAAATTATACACTGTTGATGAGACTAACACGGCAGATGGTACTAGTGAGATTGTTATCTTGGAACGCTTAGGGTTAGCCCTAGCGGGGCAGGATAGGTTTGGGAACCCAAAAGCTGATTTTTCTCGCGTTAAATTTATACGTGCAGTGTATCCAAAACTTAGGGCAAATGGTGCTGTCACGATACGAATAGGGGTACAGCAGCAAGCTGGGGGGGCTGTTACTTGGTCAGTAGCCCAAGATTTTAACCCCGCAATAGATAAAAAAATTAGTTGTCGCTTGCGTGGGGTTTTTATCTGTTTCCGGATTGAATCTGAGATTGACGTTGAATGGGAACTTTATGGTTATACCTTAGATTTAGACCTTATAGGGAGGGCTGTTAGGTGAGTGTGCAATCAGCATTTTCACGTATTATAAGGTATTTACGTCAGATACCCCCTTCCGATATGCGGGATATTCCACGTTATCTTGAGGATGAATTAGCCCGAATTGAATCTACACTTTCTTTTATACAAGAAGGAAATGGGATTGCGCTTACGGAGGCACCGGCAAAACCTGTAGATGGTATGGTGGTTATTGCTGATGGTGTATTGTGGAATCCAGGTTTCGGGCCAGGCCTGTATAAGTATAATGGAACACTAGCACTTTGGGGGATTTTTATTACTTCGGGAACAAGTAATGTTCTTCTCTTGGATGATCTTATAGATGCGGATACGACAACCTCACCCCCCGTGGTTAATGATAGTCTCAAGTGGAATGGAACAAATTGGGTTCCTTATACGCCTACTGGTGGAGTCTCTACTTTTATTGCCTTAACAGATACTCCTAGTGCTTACACTTCGCAGGCGCTTAAAACTGTCCGTGTGAATGCCGGGGAAACGGCTCTGGAATTTTATACGCCTAGCGGAGGTGCTTCCCCTTATTGGGATGATGATGGCGGTTCTCCTGTCACGCCCCCTAGTGCTACAGGTAGTAAGGCGCTAGCCCTGGGGGATGGTACTGTAGCCGCAGCTATAAGTTCAACTGTTAGTGGTGGAAAGGGGAATACGATTGATAGCGGTTCAAATTATGCTTTTGTGGGGGGAGGCCTGAATAATACACTAGCCTCAGGTTCTTTTTATGCCGCTGTAGGAGGTGGAACCTACAATTCTATATCTGCTTCGTACTGCACAATTAGCGGAGGGGCAAACAATTCTGTAGCTGCAAGTTCTATATACTGCACAATTGGGGGAGGTACTAACAATTCTGTAGATGTAGGTTCTGCACACTGCACAATTGGGGGAAGTTATTATAATTCTATAGCTTCAAGTTCTACATACAGCACAATTAGCGGAGGGGCAAACAATTCTGTAGCTGCAAATACTAGTTGCTCCACAATTCCTGGGGGCCGCTTTGCAAGGACTACTTTATATGGGCAATTTGCATATGCTAGTGGACGATTTAGCGCAGTAGGAGATGCCCAATTAAGCAGCCTATTAGCACGAGGGGAGAGCACCAGTGCAACGGTAGTAACTCTGTTTTTAGATGGGGGTTTTTATTTACCTGTCATTCCAGCCTCCACAACATGGGGATTTGAGATAAAGCTCACAGCTAGGCAGAAATTAGGTAGCGGCACTATAGGAGATTCTAAATTCTGGAAAGCGGAAGGAATAATTAAACGTGATGGAAGTAGTAATACGGTTTTAGTTGCTGCGGTTGTTCCGACAGTAGTTGCAGGCGATGCAGGAGCTACCTCTTGGGGGGTGACGGTTACTGCTGATGATATTAATGAAGCACTTAAAATAGAAGTAACTGGTGAGGTGGGTAAAACTATTCGTTGGTTAGCTAATATCCGCATGGTTGAAGTAGGGGCATAGTAATGCAAACAGTAACAATCACAGATATCAACACAGAGGATGTACCCCGCCTCTGGCCTTTTGTGTCAGCGCAGATGGAAAGGGCTTTGCGGCATGGGGTTGGAGATTATACCATAGAGGATTTGTATCAGAATCTCACAAGGGGGCAAATGCGCCTCTGGATTGCCTACAGTGCTGGGGAGATTCTTGCTAGCGCCACCTGTCAGATTGTCAGACAGGCCCATGAGAGTGTTTGCTATCTGGTTACATTAGCGGGCGAGGACATGGATGTGTGGGAACATGGTTTGCAGTGTATAGAAGATTGGGCTAGTGCGAATGGAGCTGTGAAGATGATAGCACATACGCGGAAAGGGTTGGCTAAACGGTGTAAGGCTTTTGGATATCAGGAAAGACAGATTATCATTCAGAAACCACTAGTAGCTAGAATCTTACATTAATAGGAGTTGATAAAATGGGTGGTGGAAAACCAGCAACACAGACACAGACACAGACACAAGAGACTAAACCATGGGCGGAGCAGGCACCTTATCTTACGGAACTTTTTGCGCAGGCTCGTCAACAGTTACAGCAGCCAATTCCTTCTTATGTTCCTACAAGTGCAACTACACAACAGGCGCAAGAAAGGGCAAAGCGTTTTGCTGTGGAGACGGCCCCGCAAACGGGGGAAGCGGCACGTGCTGCTTGGCAGGCGGGGCTTGCGGCACCGGATGTCATGAGGAATCCAGCTTTGGCCGCAGCAATACAAGGTGCTATTCGTCCCCTAGAACAACAATTTGCAGAACGAACACTACCAGCCATACGGGGGGAGGCTACGGCAGGTGGGCAGTATGGAGGTAGTAGACAGGGAATTGCGGAAGGGCTTGCGGCTAGGGGGTTAACTGAGGCAACAGGGGATATTACAGCAGATATGTTATCTCGAGCGTATGAGAGCGGATTACGGACGCAAATGCAAGCACTCGGTTTAACACCTACGGTGCAGACAGCACAATTGGTACCTGCTGATATTCTAAGTCAAATAGGGGGGCAAGAGACGGCGGAAGCTCGAGCAGCTGCTCTTTATCCGTATCAGCAGGAAGCGGCACAGCTACAGGCATTTCAGAATTTAATCTCTGGGCAGTATGGTGGAACAGTTACGGGAACGGGTGTGGCAACTGCACCAGGCGCGCGGTCTAGTCCGCTTTCAAATGCGGCAGGTGGTGCCGCTATAGGTTTTTCCATAACTAAAGAACCTTGGGGGGCCGCAATTGGAGCCCTATCGGGGCTAGTCTTGGGAGGCTTATAATATGGCATTTACACCTGATCAAATGTTTAAGGTTTACCAGGCACTAACGAAGGCTGATGATAATCAGTTGATGCAGTTTGCAAGTGTGCTTGGGGGTTTACAACTTCCAGTGCCACAAGGAACAGGAGCGGCACAAGGGCCACAAGCACCTGAATTACTAAAGACACTGGCACCCGCACCCGCACCGGCACTTCCCTCTACCCCTGGGGTACCGGTACCCTTAGGTTTAGAGCAAATATTAGGAGGATATAGAAATGCCTGATGCATACACAAGTGCTTTACAAAGTACACTTTTAGCTGCGCAACCAGGAGGTGTAGGAGTTCCTGGGATTGCAGCACCCACACTGGCACCTGCGCCTGTAGCTGCCCCTGCGCCTGCGAAAGGTTTAGAGGGCTTAAAAGCTGGATGGTTTGATTTTCTCAAAGGTGTCAGGGAAAATCCAGAGCAGCAGCAAGCTTTCCTTCGCATGGGTTTACAGTTGCTTCAACCGGTTCAGCCGGGGCAGACAACAGCTGGGCACGTAAGCCAGGCTGCACTTCAAGGTATGGATTATCTAACACAAGCTAAAGCATTGCAAACGCAAAGGGAGCGGGAAAAGGCAACAGCTGGCCTGGAAGAACGGAAAGTGGTAGCCATGGAAACTGGTGTAGGGCAGGCCCAAGAGGAACTAAAATTAAAAGAACAAGCCCAAAAAGACGTAGTTGCCGCTGCGGAGCGAGCGCATAAATTGCAATTAATGCAGATAGATAAAGACGCCCAAATAGCTAAAGTTAAATCGTTGGCTGATAGCGGAGCCCTTACGCAGAAACAATTATGGGATAGGGCTGTTGAACTGGCAGGTAAGGTATATGAAGCTGATCGTCCGTTCATGGGGAATGAAGCTTTTGAACTGAAATACCCAAAAGGTGCTATAGCACTAGCGCAGGACTATTTTACGCGGATGGGAGGACAACTTTTACCTGTAAAGGAAGCGGGGGAGAAGGAACCGGGCACATTAGGCCTAAAGGGCACAAAGGGCACAAAAGAAAATCCCCATATACTTAAAACACAACAGGATTATGCTGATGTGAAAGTGACAGAATGGTATATGAATCCGAACACAGGTTTACTGACTCAAAAATTAGGGAAACGCTAATGCCGTTTAATTTAGTTTTTAATCCTGAAGATGTGTCTGAGCCTGTAGCGCCGGCATTAAAGTTTAGCGTTAAGGATGTGTCAGTAGCTCCACCTTTAGTTTTTAATCCTGAAGATGTGTCCGTGGAGCGTCCCTCTATCTTAACGGATGCGCAAAAAGGACTTGCCCGTATTGGAGAAATGTTTCCTGGGGTGCCAAGGTCTATAGCGCAAATACCTGCCATTGCTCGGCGTGTTGGTGTTACGATGGCGGATGTGGGTAAGGAAATTTGGGAGGCTAAATATGGGCAATATGGGCCACCACCTGATGTAGAACCAGCAGCGCAGCAATTATTGCAAGAAGCAGAAACTATTGAAAAGGAAGCAGAAATCCGTTGGCCCCGTCAGTATAAAGGAGTAGAGGATATACAAAATGTAGGTGATATTGCTGGGTACACGAAACAATTGCTGGAGGAAAACGTTCCTCTCCTACTTGGTTCCTTCGGAACGGGGGCTCTGGCGCGAGGCGTGGCAGCACGCACACTTACAAAGAAAAGAGGGGCGGAAATATTACAAGGTAAGGCCGCCCAGAAGCTACTACAGAAAGCCGAAGAGAAAGGGCTGGCAGCCGGGGCGGCGGCGCTCGGGACCGCTTATGGGGTTTCAAGTGTTGTTTCTGAGCAGGAAAAGGCTGGGGTAGCCAGGGCACCTTCGGTGACAGTACCGGCTGCTATTGTAATGGGGCAGTTGGAGAAATTACCTATCTTAACCTTAGCAAAACAGCTTGGGCTTGCGCGAACTGCCGAGAAAGAGGTAATAGCACAATTAGCAAAGAAAGGTGTAATAGCGCGTATGGCTGGTGGGCTTGTGGTTGTTGGAACACAGGAAGCTATTACGGAAAGTTTGCAGGAAGTAACTGCAATTGTAGCTAGAAAGATTGTTGATCCTGCCTATGAGCTTATGGGGGAAGAGGCTCAGAGGCGGATGCTTAATGCTGCGGTGGGGGGCTTTCTACCTGGGGGTATTATGGGAGGTGTTGCGGGGGCTATACAGCGCCCGGCGGGCATTAAGGTTTCCCGGAAGGATGTGGCGGCGGCGTTGGCGTTGGCGGTCACGCCCGCCATAACGCCCGTGGCGGCGGCGGAACCAATGGGGGCCCCAATGGCCATGCCCCCGCAAGTCACGCCCACGGCGGCACCCACACCGCCCCCGGTGGCCATGCCCATGCCCACACCGTCCACAATGCCCACGGCGGCCATGCCCACGGGTGTGGTGGCACCCACGGCGGCCACGGCACCCACAATGCCCTCGGCCTATGAGGGATTATCTCCAGATGCAATCCAGGCTAAGGCCCAAGAAATCTTAGCGGGAGCCCTACAAGTGCCTTCGCCGGATATTTTTGCTACTTCCTCTATATCATCTTTGCTGCCTTCTACTACTTCAAGATTAGATATCAATCGCCCCTTACAAGGACCACCGGCAAGTGCCTCAGAAGCATTGGCGCGTATCTTGCCGATTGTAGTTGGACCGCTCACGGCTAGGGCGGTACAAAACACCTTGTTCGATAGCCCACTACAGGCAGGCACTGTGGCAACTTTTGGGTTTGCACGTACAGCGGAAGAAACACAAGAGCTTGAGAATGCAAAGAAGGATTTAGCTCAGGCAGTGGCACCGGAAGTAATAGTTTCGATTAGGCAGTATATGAAGCAGGAAGCCCTTCGCATTATTGTGCGTGCGGAGAGGGGGGAAAATTTACGACAGCTTACGCAATCTGTGTTGCAGAAGATAGCTCCTGACATGAAGATAGTGCTATCTGCTGGTGGCTTACGCAAGACAGCAAAGCATTTAGGTATAAGGGATACTGGGACAGCTAGGGGTTCAAGTCTCAGGTTAGCCGATGGTACAGTTATTTTAGAACTTTCAGCCCAAACACATGATTTTTTAAGCGGAAAGGCTAGCGCAAAGGAAAAGGGCCAAGCACTTAATACTTATTGGCATGAGCTAGGCCATGCTGTTGTAAAACATTTTTGGCATACCGCAGATCAACGAACCAAAGATGCTGTCTGGGGGGAATACTCAACATACCTCTTAGGACTCTTAGATCGTCCTATTCTAGATTTTCTTCGCGGTGCTACAACTCCGGCATCTTTTGAACTTCGGGTTGATGAGTTACAGAAAAGTGATATGCTTAATCAAACCCTAGCTGATTTTCTTAAAATGCAATATAAGCGTAAGTTACAAATTATGCCCCCTGAAGTAGCGGCGAATGAGGCGCTCTATTTAATTGACTTTGATGAATACTTAGCAGAACAATTTGCCATGTGGGCGGCACGAAGGGCGGTCCCAACCACATTGGCACAGCAGTTTTACGCAAAAGCTGTACAGGCATTACGGAACATATATGCACAGACGAAGGCAATAGGTAAGCCCCACCAGATGTTTGAGGCCTGGATGGAGAGTCAAGTATTACGTCAAAAGGGGCAGGCTCAGATTACCACTGGTGGTGTAACCCTAGCTGTACCTGTTGAAGTGGAATTTGCGGCCAAGATGCTAGGGGAAAGGATTGCGTCCTTTGGAAGTGACGAACAGCAGATACTTAATAGTCTTGTTCGTTTTAATAAATTTACCCGCTGGATGCTTTCACTAACACAAAATATCCAGCGCAATAGGGGTGTTCCTGGGGGGCAGGAATATCTTGAACGTGTTCATGATTGGTGGTCTGAGAAGGGGCTGTGGACAACGAAGGCAACCCAAAGGCTGCGTGAATGGCCGGGGAACAAAACAGAAAAGGCAAGATATGCAAATTTACTTCTAGAAGCTACGCAGAAAAGTGACCTTTTGGCTCGGCGATTAACAACTGCGGAATTACAAAAACTCTTTCAGAAGCATAATCTTAGTGTGAGGTTTGTTGCGCATTACTTCCAGCTTGATAATGATTTTCGGAGCGCCTTAGATGAATTGTATAGTGTCTTAAAGAAAGATGCTGAAACACAATTTAGTGCGAATCCTGTTGCATTACAAAACGCAGTACAGGAATTAGATAAGGAGTTTGAAAACTTGAAGGATAGGAATTATTTTCCTCAGCCACGTTTTGGTGCCTTCTGGGTTCGAGTTCAGAAGAAGGGGGTAACAACAGCCTTTTATACCTATGAGTCTAGACGGGATATGGAACAAGCACTACAGGACGAACTTAGTAAAGGAAAGGCTTTTGATGAGATAATAACAGGTGGTAAGTTTAGCGAGGAAGTTAGAGTTTTCCAGGGGATGCCTCGCCTCTTGGTAAAGGCCTTGCAGGATAGACTCACCTTGACTCCGGAACAAACAAATGAACTAGCACTTATGCTGCATGAGTTAGCGCCAGGGCAAAGCTATAAAAAGCATCTAATACGGCGGAAGGGAATTGCAGGTTTTAGTACTGATGTGCAACGTGCTTATGGTTCATATTTTATGCACTTCAGCAATCATATTGCAAGGGTGAAACATTCCGGGGATATGTTAGATGCTATTAAACGGCTGGAAAATCACATAAAAGATTTAAGCAACGAACATGCTACCCAGAGTGTCGAAGTCGCAGATTTACTTAGTTATTTACGGCGGCACTATGATTACATGATGAATCCTGGGGAAGAATGGTCAAACCTTAAGGCTATTGCTTTCCTTGTTCATTTAGGGCTTGTTCCCATAAGTGCTGCGGCCAATCTTGCACAGTTACCCTTAGTGACTTTCCCCCATCTATCGAAACAATATGGATATGTAAAAGCTGCTAAATACCTAATAGGGAGTTCAACTCTATTGCGACAAAGTTGGACGAAAAGGGCTAAATTGAGCCTACAGCTTAATGCCGCTATTACACGGGGGATAGAAGCAGGCCCATTATCGGAATCCCAAGCAAAAGACCTTGCATCTTTGAGTGAAGGCTCTACACTTGCCCGATTGCTTCCCGGAACTTGGTTTGGCCGCGCAGAAACGGCTCAAGTTTTGCGCACAGCTTCGACCATAGCAGCCTTTTCTTTTCACGTTACGGAGCAAACTAATCGCTATATCACTTTCGTTGCGGCATGGCAACTTGCTATTGATACTATGTTGAAGCAAACTTTCCCCAACGAACGAAAGCGGCAACTTGCTATTGAACAGCTTACGCCTGAACTTCAGACAACACTTCTGGATGCAGCATACCGTAAGGCTTTAGAGAGTACGCAAACAACACAACTGATTTACGCGCGTTGGGACCAAGCAGAATTTATGCGTGGGCGTGCTGGCGCACTTACAATTTTTATGAAATACCCCCAGGGCATGCTGCACTTTGTGTATGCTGATCCTGCTCGGTGGCGCTATCTTGTCCTATTAGGTTTAACTGTTGGTCTCAAGGGGCTTCCTGGTGCCGAAGATATAATGAAAATGATAGATTTTGGTGGAACAAAATTACGTGAGATGCTAGGGCTTCCTAACCCCAAGGTAACTGTTGAGTTGGAAATACGGAAACAGCTAAAAGGAATAAATGTAGACCCAGATTTATTTCTACATGGTACAAGTTATTATGCCTTTGGGTTACCTGGGTTGGCGGACAAACTTGGATTGACTTTTCCCGAGGTAAATTTGGGAGCACCCCTTAGCATGGGTAATATTATTCCCGGTCTTGATGCACTTCTCGGTCCATCAAAGGATTTTTCAACTACTGTAGGGCGCACAGGAGCGGATGCGGTTGGGGCTTTCTTCGCCATCCCCCTTAACATTATGCAAGCCTTGGGAAGTGATGAGCCGAATCTACAGAAACGCTGGGAACGGGCAATGCCTACGGAAATGCGTAATCTTTCAAAGGCCGAGCGTTATTTCACCGAAGGGAAGGAAATAGATGCGGGGGGGCATACTGTCGTACATTTTGATGTGAGAAATCCTCAGCACCTAGCGGAGATTGTGGCACAGACACTAGGCGCACCACCTACCCGCCTGCGGCAGGAACAGGAAGCCCGTAGAATGGAATATGAAGCGGGTCAGTATTGGATGACACGCCGGGGTGTGCTAACTAGACAATGGGTAGTAGCAATGGAATCTGAAGATAGGGAGGTACTTGCTGATGCAAACGCAGCCATTGAGAAGTACAATGCAACTGTTCCTTATTCGCAGTTGGTGTTGAGTGGAAAAACCCTGGGCGAAAGCCGCAAAGCATTCCGTATGCAGGAGATTAAGGAGGCAGCCGGGGTCTCGGGTGGCATACGTTTGAGACCTCTAAAGGAAGAAATAGAGCAAACATTTAGGGAACCATAGGCCGGTTTTTAGCCGCAAAACTATCATAGACAATTACGCGCTGTCCTGTCTGTTTGATCCCGATAAGACCGGCGGATAGGGCAGCCTGTAAGCCCTTTCCTATTTCATCCATGCCTAGTGTGTGGAACAATTCTCTGTACAAAAGTTCTCTATCTATTGCTGTATGCTGTTGAACGATATTATAAACTGTTTCGGAAGCCTTTGCCTCCGGGCTACGCCCGATGAGGCTAAAAACCTTTGACATATCTTTTTCCACAGTATTCATATAAGTAAGAGCTTCCTCTAAATCTTCCTGAAGAATGATTAGCTGATCCCGTTTGCTAGCTGCCAGTACAATAGCTAGTTTATGTAGATGGGTCTGTTTTCGTGCCACATAACCCCCCCAGATATGTTCAGCTAACCCAGCACATCCTTTTTCATAATGCTCTGCATACCAACGTTCACCCCAAAGGGTAGCATCTGGGTGTAAGGTATATTCGCCTACAAGGGTAGAGATGTGTTCAAGGTCTCGGATTAAAGCTTGGGCTTTCAGTTGGAAATCTTTAGGTAGTACGGAACCTGGATAGGCGACAAGTTTACGCTTTTTTTCCGCATAGACGAAGATGCAACGGGATGTAAAACCTCCGCCGATCATATAATCAGGCATATTGCCCGCAAGCCAGGCAGGTGTAGTACAGGCTAGGATATTAACCCAAGGATTTACTATAGTATCCTTGCCTTGCGTTTTTGTTTCCTTTTCCCAAGTGCCTAGCTGCCCATCCCAGAGAGTAACAAGAACATCCACCATCTCACGGTCAGAGGGGTTTAAGAATGTACCTAATTCAGAGCTTACAATAGTAACGCAAGACATAGGGATAAATGTCTGGCCGTCTGGGAGTGGAACTTCTACAGTTGAGGCGGCTAAAGCCTGAGTCAATGCTTGCCATGTTACAGCATCGGGGCCAAACTGTATACCGGGGACTTCCCTTAGTAGACGCATACCTATGCTGGCTGTAGTAGATTTGCTAACAATCCCAGGCGGAGCTGTAAAGATAATGTAGAAGTTAGGTGTCCACTGAAAGTATCCTTGGTCGATCCAAACCCGGCGGCGCAGAGCACCTGCAATACAACTGACTGCGGTCCAAAAGTGAAAGTTTTCTGGTGCTTCGCTAAGTGAGGAATACTCTAGATAAGATTGTATCCAATTATTGCTAAGACGCATTTGGTTTTCCCGTGGTTTAATTATATCCTATATGGAGCTTAAATTACCAGTTTACTTTTTTACAATCCCCCCAGGAAACTGTACTTGTCTTGAGCCCTACACCAATGACAAGGGGATCGGTGTAGGGTATGGTAATGCTTAGTTGTTGTTTTATCTTGGGTAACAGGGCAGAGGTTTGTTTAGTAGGAAATTGTAAAACAAGGGAATCATGCACTTGAAGGAGCAATTGCACTTGTGGTAGGTTTTGGAAGATATTCCTCAATCCATGATTTATGACAATGGCAACTGTTGATTGCGGAACCCAAGCAAGGGCTTCCGGTAGGGTATTTTCTATCCGCGAGAAGTAAAAACGACGAAAGCCAAAAGCATTCCAAACCGTTCGCGTCTGCATAAGAGACTCTTGTGTTCGCCGATGCCAAGCGAGGATTCTGGGGTGCATCTGAAACCAGCGGCGTTGTAGGTATTCAGCCTGCGCAATAGTAAGGCCACAACCTTTTGCGCAGGTGCGAGCTTTTCCACCATAGTTTGTTAGGTGTATGAATTTCTTCCCTATCGCCCTCTGTGTGGGAGACACAGCGGTTGTGTTGTATAGTAGCTTTGCATTCTCCATATGGATATCAATGCCGGCCCGTAGCATATCCTTTAGTTCCACATCCTCGGCTTCCCAGACTACAACCTGTAAATCTGCCCTATCTAGGTCACAATCACCTATGGTATAGCCCGAATCGGGAACAAACATTTTTCGTACATTCGGCAGCTTCATTTAGAAGTCTCCTGTTGGGATATTTTGTAAGTTTGTACCGTAGTTGAAAACGTCAGTAGTAGAATTAAAGCGAAAGGTTTCGGTGCCTACCGGATTATAACTGCATCTAATACGCTTGTCATGATCCAGGGGAGCCTGAATAAAAGTAGAGAGGAAAACACCAAGGCTTCTATATGTTGCGAGTGTTGTGCATAGTGGTTGCAGCAAGGGTTCTTTTTTACCTATCTCGACCAAAGCCGTATCGTCACAGGTAGGCTTGCCTGTTTTTCGGTTTCGTATCGGTGGCAGTTTAAAGATGGTATAGAAAAGTGTTTGTTGCTGTCTTGCAGAGGTATACCAAGGCTTTGCGTTTTTTGCTACCGCCAGTTTAATGCCGGGAAGGATAGCGCAAAAATACTCCTCACAAAGAGCTTTTGCCTGTAAGAGGTTCATAAGCATTTTGCCGCGTTCCTTTGCATTTATAGCAGTACCGCGCAACATCATATGTAAGATAGGGCGAAGAAGCGACATTTCAAAACTAAAGGGCTTTGAAAGATTAGCGATAGACAAGGCTTGTTGTAGCTCCAAAGCAATTTCAAAAGTGGCAACACAATCTTTACAGTTATACTTCCATAGTTGTAGCTCGCCCTCGGAAGGTTTCCAATTCTCGGATTCATCCTTCCAGTAATAGTGGTATTTACAGTAAAGGGAAGAGAGAAAACCTAAATTTTTAGGAAGCCCAGGAAATAAAACAGCATGTCCTATCATTGTATCGAAGCTAGGAAGGACTTCGATTCCCCATTGGCGGGCTAGATATTGAGCATCATAAAGAAAGTTTTGCCCTATAATTTGAACATTCCTATGCGTGAGGAGTTTGGCCAGCCCCTGTACCAGGGATAATTCTTCCTCAAGGGTCCAGTAATTGCTATCCCCTGTAGTAATCATAAAGGGGATACATATAGCGTCTAATGGGGACCAAGCCAGGCCGACACAAGCTATCTGCCTGGCGCGGGTTTCCAAGTCGACTGAGAGCTGGAGTTCCCCCGCTTCTGCCTGGGTGAGCAATTCAGTTAGGATGGCCCAGGTTTGACTATAATTAGGATTTAGGATAAAGTTATATTCAGGAATCTGAACGGGTTGGTGCAATTCCTGCGCCACCCGTTTGAAATCGTGAACAGCGAGGTAACTCCAAGCCCACATTTTATTTACACTCTCCATGTCAAAGGTAGCTATCATTTGGGGCTGATATGTTAGCTCAAGTTGAGAATCCCCTTTTAGGTATGATGAGCGCCATTTATGCACACTTAGTTTGCCCGTGCACTTTTGCAGCGCCTGATCACCAAGCAGTAATACAACGGCTGGCCTATGAATTTCAATTGAGGTTTGGATTACCTCCAGGGTTTGTGTGCTGGCAACAAAGTTGCAATCATAGTAGAGAATTCCAGCTTGGTGCAAAAGATCGGAAAGTAATTTTTCCTCCCCTTTGGTTTTCAGTTCTCCCACAATAAGGGGGCTATTCGGTTGCATTTAAGCGCTCCAATTGAAGTTTACACAATCCTATGGAGGAAGATTCAAGCTCCATTCCAATAGCGAGGCAATGTGTTTTTTCTGCTGCGTTGAAGATTGTACCACTACCGGCGAAAGGGTCTAAGATGATATTTCCAGGGAGAGCACTGCGGCGGATTAAGTCTATATATAGTTCCACAGGTTTTGCCGCACTATGCTCTTTTACTTGTACGGCGGTATGTATTAGCACGTCAGAGCGTAATTCTAGGGTTTTCTTCTTACCTTTGTTAGCAAAAAGAATACATTCATAGGAACGCCTGGGGCCGTATTCAAGTTCAGGTGCCAACCCATGATTCCCTTTTACCCAAATGAACGGTGTTCTCCAAACGGACCAACCAGCATCCAGCATTATTTCCCTAAGAGCTATAAAGTTTGAAAAATCACAGAATATGTAGGCATGTGCTTGAGGCTTAGTAATACGCATTGTTTCCGCAGCCAAGACTCGCATTAATGCTAACCATACAGGAAAACTGTCATCATAGTGGTGAGTTATGGCCGCCATTGTACCGAAAACGTGTGCCTTTATCCCGTAGGGAGGATCGGTTAAGATTAAGTCTACACTATTATCTGGTAAGGATACTAGGAGAGCCTTAGCATCTCCTTCCAAGAGTTTATGTCTCTGCTGTAAAGGCGTTAGTATCTGCGCCATGTGTGTGAGATATTCTTTGTGCATTTTTAGTTTTACGGCTTTAACGGCGTCTTTTTTACTAACTACGTTTTGTATCTTAGGGTCATTTAGATGCTTTGCTAAAAGCAGGTCTTCGCTTATAGCAGTAATCTCAGCCCCTTGGGCTATTGCCTGTTTTATTTCTGATGCCGTATCACGGATGGTTTGCGCTGCATTACGGGTGAGTAAAATGTCATGAAGGCGGGCTGTGGATAAAGCCTTTTCCTGCCAAGAAAGGTCTTCCCGCTGGATATTCTCAGCTAATTCAATAGCATAACAGGTATCAGGATCGGCTTCTGCTATAGTTACAGCGGGAATGCAATTGGGAGGAATAAGTTTTCCCCCATAGTAAAAGGGAATCTGTTTTTTAGCCAAATATTGAATGGCGCGAAAACGGCGTTCCCCAGCAATTAGTTGCTTGTCCTCCTCACGAATCGTGATTGCATGTATGAGTCCATTTGTTGCAATGTCCTTAGCAAATTCTGATATGCGAATAGAGTCGATGTAGGTTCTTTGCCTATCTGGTGGTATTTTGATGGAATCAAGGGATAAAAGTAGCATTAGTTTGGCTCTCCTGCGGAGGGAAAAAAGTGGGGGCTTTCCACCCCCTTGATGCTTGCATATATAGATGCACCTATTCGGTTGCACTAACCTATCCGGGTATACCGGCCCTAAAGAGCAGTTACGCCTTTCACATCTGCGTAGATTTTCCCCGATGCTTCCTCCAAACGGTGTTTTACTAAGATGTGAGCAACACATCCAATAAGCATGCTGGGGGTCCAAGCTTTACCAGTCTGGTTTTGCTTTACAGCTTCCCGTAGTCGCCCTAATTGGATGTTTGCTCCTTTGCCAGAAAGAAGATCTCCACTAGCACTGACATCAAGGAAAACACTCTGGCGTATTTTCTTACCGTCAGCATCTGGAGCCTGGGGGGCATCTAACTTCCATGTTACATCTAGGATTGGTTTGCCTGTTGTAGTGACTCTTGCTGCAATTTCGTCCACCACAGCTTGGTATTCATCCTCGGGGATTGGCGTGTATTCGGTAGCATTAGCTTCGGTTATTGTCATAGTTGCAAAGGTATTTGGGTCGAACATTTTGAATCTCCTGTTAAAGGTTACGGTTGTTGCATTTTACGTCTGCCGACGATCAGGAGACCTTGGGTTCCAAAGCCTCGAGATTCTTTGTTTTCGTGCGCCAAGCTGTAATGATGGGCACAAAGGAAGGTAGGAGGTTTTCTGCGAGGGGCAGATTACGTGTTTTGAGGTCTACATTATGCGCGGCGGTGGACCAGCTAAAAATAGCCCCATCTCGTTTTGCCATTATTACGTCATCGAAGTAGCGCGGCAGACGTGGTGCTAATTTGCGCCCCAAGGTAGCTGCCATTAGTTGCACACCCCCAGTTGTTTCATCCGTTTCGCGCTCGAGATGTGCGGTTAAAACAAAGAAGCATTGCAGGCTGGTTACAAGTGTTGTAAGAAAGCGCTCGAGGCTATCCATAGCTACCATCCAATCTGTCATAGATTTTGTGGGTTTACTGCCTACAACAAGATTCATAACCATAGTGTTGAGGCCACTGAGGCTGTCCAGGACAAAGACACGATCTGGCCCCCAGGTAGCAATATCACCAAAAGATTCTCCTGTACGGTTGCAGGTGAAATTATTACAGAGATTTATAATTTCAAGAAATTGCCCGTATTTTCTTTTATTCATGTCACTTTTTTCTGCTAGGGTCTTATAGGAAAGGGTGTTGATTTGTTTTGCACTGTCAAAAAGTTCCGCCCAATCGGGGGCAGCAGGTGCTACATAATGCCAGTGACATTTGTCCTTGGGCAGATCGCCTAGCGTAGATTCAATGCCAGGCTCCGTGCATAAAATAAAAGGTGTAATGCCGGCTTCGATGAAGGTACGGATAGCGTAGGTTTTACCTGTACCGGAAGCGCCGAGGAGAAGGGTATTAGTGCCATGTGGAGTCATAGGATGTGGTCTCTTTAGTTAGGGAGTGAAAGGTAGGCTGTTGCGTCTTGTAATGCAATAAAAATCTCGCGCTCGAGAGCCAGTCTTGGCAATTCTTGTAATTCCTCTGGGTAGAGGCGAAAGAGCGAGCCAGTACCACCACAGGAGTTACAGGTTTTATGCCAAGCGCGAAACTGTAAACTTTCTGTTTCTGTTATGATGGAAGCCCAGGATGCGCCACAAATGGGGCAGAAATAAATTATATTTTGCAATGGGTAAGTATGTCCGTAGCGTTCTACGGGCTGCCTAGGAGCTTTGCCTAAGGATTCTCCCTGTACGCTGTAATGAAACTCAGTCATAGTCTTTGCCCCGCATTCGCATGGAGCCTTTTTAAGAATTTATCCACAGCCGCGTATAATGAAATCTCTTCAAGGCCAGACCAACTGGGAATCTTATTCTTTTGTTTTTTTAGCTCTCTTATATCCAATTCTAGCTGTGCACTGGGGAGATACGTGCTGCGTATTCGCAGTACCTCATACATGATGGATAATTTTATATGATCTTCTGTCATTTTGGTGCATCCTTTGGCGTTAGGGGGGACCAGATATGCTCGCGGTAGTTTGTGGAAATCCAGCGTTCGGGTTGCGGACTCTTGCAGAGGCGCTGAAAATGACAACCTCTGTAGGCGGTACACGTATCATTAAAAGCGTAGTTGTAGTAATCTGTCTGGTAAGCATTAACTATATGCTGAAGGTCACGAACTAATTGCCCATACCATAGATCAATCTCATAACTGCTGCGATAAGTGAGAACTTCAATATGATCTATGGTATGCTTGCGGATAGCTATGCCGCGAATTATAGCCCCCACAACGGGGAAGCCGTAAATGCGTGCCGCCCAACAGTAACCTGTTAATTGCCCCCGGAGTTCCCATTTCTGTGCCCAGGTTGGCCCCAACTGTGTTGTGGTCTTTTCGTCTACAACAAAGATGTTGTTATTGAACTTAGCAAGCATGTCGTAACGGCCACAATAAAAAAGGGGGAGTCCTGTTTCCGGGTGCAGAACTTCTGGAATAGGCAGGGCAAAGGAACATTCTACGGCGGGGACTTCGCCGTTGACGGTGCGTAAGCTAAGAGGCTGTAAATGGTCGAATGCAAAGGGATATTGGGTGGTATAGGACTCTAGAGCTAAAAGGCAGATGTCTAGTGTTTTTACTGCCGGGGGTTTGCCCTCGGTGGCAGGGGCAGGTGGCCCCCAGGCGATTAGAATCGCTTCAAGCCCGGCTGCAAGTGCTCGCGATTGCTTTCCCTCGGACGTGCCCCCTGGGCTGTAGAAGTAATGGCGTGCGGCCTCCAAACCAGAGGCGAAGCAGCCGCCAAAGTGGAGATCAATGGGAGTGGTAAGCGGGGCAAGGTGTCGCAGATATTGCCAGTAGAATTGTTTCTGACAGGAAGTCATAGTGGCTCTCATGCTGGAGTCGATGTATTCGGGAAAGGGAGGTTTGGTTTTCATATTTTGGTCTCTTTTTTCGGTTTATACTGGATATGTAATTGTTTCTCTACCACGATGAAAACTAAGTGTTCTGCCTGTTGGGCCAGGGCTACAAGTTCCGGGCAAGTATGTAGGCGGCTGCGGAAATTGTAAAATAAAGCCCGGAGGGCCATAGCTTGTGCATGAGTTGCACATTGCTGTGTAATCCAGGTGGTAGGGTCTGCATTCACCTTACGTATGAGGATGAATAACTCCCCAGGGTAATCGAATAGTTTTCTTGCCCTTGGCATTTTAGCCCCTTGGCCCCTTAGCACCTCAAAGGAACATGTCTTTCAGGTTTAGAGGAAGGGTTTCGCTGCCCGGCTTCGCTGGGGATTCGCTACGACCTGCGTTACGGGATTCACGTAGTAACTGTAGGGCAGTTGTGTATTCTTCTGTTGAGATTATCAATTCCGGAGGTATGGGCTGCCCCGCAGCTTCTAGTTCCCTTTTTTGTATAATGCGGGAACGGAAATCATTCAGTCTTTCAATAATATTTTGCATTGCATCTTCTCCGTTGGGATATAAATAATCTGTGAAATTTTACCCTCTTTCAAGGCTTCGGCAAAGGCTTCATCAACACTTCGGCTAGATAGCGCGTGTAGGCTGGGGGGATTGCCTGCGCCAGTTCCTTTCGCCCCAGCCACTTGATGCCCATGCTCTCCTGCGCAAATTCAACATCGCTGAAATGCCCCGTAACGGCGGCGTAGTGCATCGCCCTGTCCGGCCTGCGCCCGTGCTTTACCACGTGCTTGGTGTGCCGGCATTGGGATGGTTGGCGCACCGGGTGCGATGTTTCAAAGTTCCGGTGGCGTATCACGTTCAATCCGAACATCGTGCCGCACAGCATCACCGGGTCGCGCAACGGTGCGCCGGGGACGTTTTCAATCACCCACGGCTTGCCGCTTCGTTGCAGCAGTTCGCGCACCGGATCAATCAAGTCAGGATGGTCGATGTTGCCGCCGCATTTCGTGATTATTGACCACTTCTGGCACGGCGGCGAGGCATGGATGAAATCAAATTCATGCCCGTGCGCGGCTAGGTATTCGAGTGCGTCAGCCTGCACGAAAGCAAACGGATATTTTGGCTGGGGGTCAATGTCCACGCCAACCACTTCCATGCCTGCCAAGTGGTAGCCCATTCCAGCACCGCCGCCACAGCAAAATAAATCCAAACATTTCATAGTATCTCCAAAAATGACGCATAACTTTGCGTTTCATCCTACATCCAGGCCGCAAGCATTCCCTGTTATACACCAAGTAACACTTTCGCCAATGCGCAACGAACTCTATCCCAAACCGCCAGCTTTGCTTTTCGTTTCAAGAGCATAATCGGCCATGTCACCCACAGCAGTCTCCTATATATTTGATGATCTAATGGAGATTAGAATTTATAATCTTCATAGAATGGTTCGGCACCAGACGGTAAATCTTTGTTTCGCTCGGCAATCCATTCGCGGTCTGCGTAAGCATCCCACTGTGGAGCCCGGCGCGCTCGTGTATTGGTGTAATCTCCGTAGTCCCACAGCCCGCGTTTGCACGCCATGTATTGCGCCCGTGCGGCGGTCGCCGCAAACACCAGCAGTGAGCATTCTTGCGGATCAGAAAAAACATGCCACGCCTTCTTTGTGTTAGGCATCATTAGCACGGGCGATGCCCCGTTTGCGTATACAGGCGGCATAATACCCTCCGTACCCAGTAGCATTAAATTCTGGGTAACAAATCCCTTTATCTCTTTTGTTTGCTTCAGCTTCGCAGATTAGGGCGCAAGCCTCGCGCTCTTCTGCGGCGATTGCTGCAAGAGCTTCATCTAGCCTGACAACCTCTTCTGTAACACTCTGTAGGCGCGAAAGTATTAAAAATGAGTTCATGCTATATCTCCGCATTAAATCCGCTAGTCATTAATTGTTAACTCTCCAATAAACTCATCCCCGCACTCAGCGCAGATGTCGCCTGTATTTTTTCCGGTTAGCGCCCCGTCGTATAGCGGTAGCAAACACCAAGGGCACATACCACGTTTAATTTGCTGCTGGTCAATATCTGGTAATTTGTTGGCAACAAAAATTTCCATGATCATTTCTCCGCTGTGCCTATGGCCGGTAGGGTGGTTAATTCTGCGTTAATCCCCGTCCGATCTGCAATTCCATAACGCGCTTCATGTCGCCAGCCAAGCGCAGCGCGTGGCATGTGCTGCACACGCGGTTTATGAGCCTTCCCAGGCATCCTCTTCACGGCTAAAGCAGCGCTGGTTATGCAGGAATTCCCACCACAGACCTTCATTCCCGTCTGGCATTTCAAGCGGGTAAAGTTCAGGGTTTTCGGCATTCTTCTCGCGCCATATTTTCTCAAAGTTTACGATTTCCTCTTTTGCCTCCGAGAGGAAATCGTCCAAGTTTTGCGCCATACTTATATCCCCCGCGTCTGTGTTCCATGTTAAAATTCAGCTTTATAGTAGACTGAAATTAGTTTCTCAAAGTTAAGCCTGAATACCTGCATCCCCTCTCTACTTTTGTGCCCAATCCAATAATCACCATTTAGATCATGTGTTATTGTGTAGTCTCCTACTGTAATCCGTTCTAACTCTGTGGCATCGGCGCAAGCCTCGCGCTCTTCTGCGGCGATTGCTGCAAGAGCTTCATCTAGCCTAGCCTGTAGGCGCGATGGTTCTGTGCTCAAGTTGGCCTGTGCCAATCGGTTAAGCTGATCCAACATTGTCCACGCATTTTTTAATCCTTCAATCGTAATCCTTTCGGTCTCGTACCCGGCCATTGAGTGCAGAGACCAGCCGCTTTGCTGGCTCTTGCACTGTTTGCATGTTCTTTCAAGCTCTGTGTGCTTCTCTATAACATCTACTGCTAGCTTTACTAGAGTTTGTTTTATCGTGTTCTTCTCCTATTGCTGCAAGAGTTTTTCAGTATTGGCCGCAAAACTCTTGTGGAAAAACAGCCGGTTGCGTGTAAAGTATGGCCCATGTGGGCATACGTGTCAAGGATAGCTTAGAAAAATATGTGTTAAGCTTGACTCTGTGCAACTCTTAAGCTCGATAATGATTGTGAATGATAGAATAGAGAATGCTGAATGTGCGCTCAGTAGAAATTGTGGCCTGCTTTGTACTATAGGCCTGAATAAAATCCTCAAGGAGGGCCGTTAGTAGTTGACTGCGAGCGCCTACCTTGGGTTTTCCTGTTACTGGACTGTGGAGGAGAAGGTCCAAGGTAACGGCTAGCGATTGTGGGAGGGAAATATGGACCTCTACTGGGGGGTCAATATGTCTGGGGCGTCCTGTTTTAGCCATTGGTGATTACCTCTACTGTGGAGTTGATGGGGAAGCACAAAGAACGTGCTAGGAAATTAGATGGCATCTTCGTTTCGGGGGAGAAAGGAAGCTGGAACTCGAGGAACAAAAAATCGTTTGTTGCCGTGTAGCGGCAGCGGAGAAAGAGATGCCGGAGAGTGTAGTAGGTTTCTTCCCCGAGGTGATCCATGAAGAGCATGTCGTGGAAGTCTGCGGGGAGGAAGGCGGCGGTTTCCCGTGGGTAGTCCTCAAAGAGCCAGAACTCTAGGGAGTACCGGGCGGTATCAGTGTGGTGTATGCCTTGGATGATAGTTTTCATTGAAAATCCTCCGCGATGTAGATGGAAAGTATTTCTTGCTCCAGGAGAGAAATCTGTGCCGTGGGGAGCGCCATGGGAACTTTACGCTGTTCGCCGTAGGAGATGTCCCAAACGTGGAAAATCTCTACTGTGGGGGTTGCCCCGAGGTTCTGGAGATTGGGCTCATAATTGTAGTGGATTATGATAGGGATGGTGAGGGTTGTGTGATAGTAGTCTTGATCGCGGTGTTTGTACATGGGGGGCTCCTTAAATGGGTTCGCCTTGCAGTTGTTCGCCTAGTGTAATGATGGTGTCGATGAGTATGTTTTGCAGCTCACGTGTTAGGTCAGCGTAGCCCGTTTCAAGGTGGAGGTATTCTTCCAGGTAGGTGCCGGTGAGCATTTTAGTCCCTTGGCGGAAAGCTGTTTTGTTCAGGTAGATTTGACCTTCTTTTGCGAGGCCGAGGATATGGCATGGGAGATCGGAGGTGCAGACGTGGGGGTACTTGTCCGGGGTGATGAGGTTGCACTGGGTAAGGAAGGTGAGGGCGCGTTGGAGTTGGATAGTTTCCACGGGGGAAAGGGTTATGGGTACTGGGGAGAATTGGGTGCCCTTCAGGAGGGCTTCCTTTAATTGCCTTAGATAGTAATTGTGTATCTGTTTGTAGGAGAGGCTGTGTAGTGTCTGGAGGAAGGTGGTGCTGACATGGTTGGGGAGAGACGAAGGAATGTACATGCAGCCTTCCTGATAGGAATCGCTGGCGGTCAGTACCTTGTGGATGTAGGTGGCATTGGTGGAGGTGATGCAATGGGCCCAAATGGCGTCCGTTATCTCTGAGCTGTATCTGACAGTTCGATCCTCGGTTAGGGTGATGGGAGATGTGATGTTGTAGGTGTAGAGGTAGGGGAGAGCGGCAGTGTGGATGGCGATGCTTTTGTAAAAGGTGGTTGGGGTTTCGCCCAGGTAGCATTGGACGGCAGATGTTTGGTCGTAGACCAGATGACAGGGAGGGAGGAACATGGTGTCTCGCTCCTGAAAGGCCGTGAGGAAATCTTGGTGTGTGACGGAAATAGTGGTTGTTTCGGGTGAGGGGGGGATGGTGCCTGCCTGGGCGAATCCGCCTTCGTCGAGGTTGTTACTGTAGAGTTCACGGAAGGCTAGGGGCATGTCCCATTGTTTCCCAAGGTTTGTTGTGAAGGGAAGTTCGACACTATCCATTTTAATGCTGGTGATGTCCTGGTTTCGAATTTGTTTCTGCTCCAGGGAGAACTTGTGGGGGGTAAGGCCTCGGTAGAGGGTGAAGCTGCCGCCGTTGCGCAGGATAATGGAGATAGCGTACTTGAGGCCCGTGCCGAATTGGCCGATGGGGTTGGCTGTGTCTTTGGCAGAGAGACCGAAGGTAGTGATGCATTCTAAGGGGATTAGTCCTGGGTTCTGGAATGATATGGTAGGTGTGGCTGTGTACATGTTAGGCTCCTGTAGTGGGGGATGTGTGGTGTGTTGGAGGGAAGAGGCGAATGGTCCAGTAATGAGCGGTATAGTTGTAGGCGATTTCGGCATCTTGTAGCGAATAGCGGAGGGGGGCTCCGCTGCCGTTTGTTGCATGTAGGGTGTTTGTGGTGGGGTCGAGAGTGTCGAAGGTTGCCCAGGTGGAGCTTCCGGGTGCATAGATGCAGAGGTGTTCACCGGGGGAAGCGGCGGCAAAGAGATCAGTGGAAGTAATCATTGGAGGTGTTTCACGATAAGGGATAAGAGGGCGGCAACGGTTAGGGCTAGGGCGAGGCCTGTGAATGCGAATGCGAGAAGAGCAAGCCATGAGGGATTGCCTTCTGGGAGGTGATCGGTAGATCGGCGCTTGAGGCGCTTGCGTGTGTGGTGTTGCATATTTAGCTCCTCCGGAGGGTGTTGAGTACGGCATCTGGGAGACTGGCGAGTGCGGCAGCTAGGTAGCGGCCCTCGGGGGTTAGCTTAGCGGTCCAGCCAAGGGGACTGCGGCGTAGAGGGTGATGGCAAAGGTGCCGGGTGATGAGCGCCTGGCCTGTTCGTTTGTGCCTGAATGTGACAGAGAAGAGGGTTGGTGCAGCGTGAAGGGTGGAAATCATTAGGGGAGAAAGCATGGGGAGTTCCTTTTAGTGGATGTTTTAGTGTGGGGATAAGTATGGTTTATCCCGCCGTGAATGTCAAGTGCTGGGGGCAAAATAGTTCTCAGGGCCGTGGAACCGGGGGCTATGAGGCTTGATCCCGTAATAGGGCGGGTAGTGACTCCGCAGGTAAAGGCGTGGGGGCTGCCTGCGCCTTGGCCGCCAGATGGAGGGTGAGACGGTGTCGCCAGGCCATGAGGCGGTAAGCATTCCGCTGGCGTTCGGTGGCGGCGCGGAGCAGTTCGTTATAGTGGCTGGGGGAAACTGGGTGTGTGGGGTTCATTTTGTATCTCCTGGGGTGGTGTCGAAGGTGCTGGCGTAGATGTCTGGTGAGGCTGAGGGTGAGGGCGGAATGAGGTCGAGGGCGGGTGCCTCGGTGACCCGGTGCTGGAAGGCGTGGGCGAAGGCGGTTTCGAGGATGCAGCGTTCACGGGGGCGGATGATTAGTGTAAAGTGGTCGATGATGTGGGCAAAGGCTTTAGCGCGTTTGTAGAGGGTGCTGTAGCGGGCGGCTTCGAGGTGGGTTGTGTGGCTGTGTTCTGAGGCCTTTTTCAGGAGGCCGTGAAAGCGGTAAAGGGTGAAGCGGAGAGCTTCGGCTTCCTTCTGTGAAGAGAAGGTGAGATGTATCTCGGTACCTTTGGCCATCTCATCTAGGAGGGCCCAGTAGGGGGAGGGAAAACTGTGGATGGAGGAAAGTTTAGTCATGGGGGGGTGCTCCTGGTGGTGTTGTGTGGTGTTGTTTCAGTCGAAGACGTTGGTGTAATGGCACTGATACCAAGTTGTGTCTTCGTGTTCGATTGTGTCGATCGTGAGGCCGATACCGTTGGGTGAATAGTTCTGGGTGATTGCCTCTGCGAGTGAGGGAAAATAGCAGCCCTGGCCGGCAATGAATATGTGGGGTGTTTTTACAAAGGTGTTTTGTGCTGGGAATGTGGTGTTCATTTTATGTCTCCGGAGGTGGAGGTGGTGCATGAGGGGCAATGAAGGGCCTGGATGTCTAGGTAGCTGAGAGTGTGGGGTAGGGTGGTGGCGAAGCTGCCAAGGCTGGAGGGGGCGCGTTGGACTTTCCAGAGAGCGAGGGTTTTTGTGTTCTGGTAGACTAAGAGGGGGTTGCCGCCGTTAGGGGCTTCGTAGGTGCGGCCGCAGGTGCAAGAGGTGCGGATCATGAGGAGCTCGATGGAAATGGGCTGGAAGGCGTCGAGGTGGAGATGGCGGGCGCGTGCGCGTGCGCGAAGAGTGGCTTCGGTTGTGTCGAGGGTGCTGGGGGTGCTGCGGGCGTCTGCGCAGGCCGCGCTGATTAGATGGGTGAGGGATGTTTGGGTCATGGGGGGCTCCAATGGTGTGGGGGGGGGCGGTTGTGGTTATAAGTGTAGGTGAGATTGATGGGATTGTCAAGGTTGGGGGGTTGATTCCTTGGATTGGTCCCTGAATGGGGCCGTGAATTGGTCCTTGAATTACCGGGGAATTGCATTATACCCCCTTCTCGCGCGGGGTGTAATCCCTTACTAATCCTATTTTTATAAAAAAAAAAAGGTAATTACAAGTAGTGGGGGG